TTCCCAGCGCCTCGGCGATTGCCTCATAGGACAAGCCTCTGTCGCGGAGGGCCATAGCGGCGGCGGTCCGGCTGGGAAATCCAAGGGCTGGTTTTGCCATATTTCCCTTGTTAAAAAAGAACCCCCGACGACGGGACGCCAGGGGCTGAGAGTTATCAGGGAAGCAACAAGCATTGGCGAGGGGCCAATGCGAGGACATCATAAGCCAATCTATTTGCTGAGATCAAGCCCCCCCCTGAATTGATGGCGGGACTCCCACCCACCTACCGGTTTTAGCCCCAGTTGGCATAAGCTACCAGCGGGCCGGCCGCCACGCCGCCGCTGGTAATTCAAAAGGGGCCGCTTCTCAGGCTGTCATCTGCGCGGGTGCCTCCACGGCCCCATCCCGCTTGGGTATTCTGTACCGGACAAAAATAGCGGAATAATCCCCTTATGCAATCCCTAAATCCGGTCCGACCTGATCCGATAGAGAACAGTACAACGGCAATTGCAACATACAAGTCCACTGGCTAGGATCATTCCGGAAACCGACTGGAGATCATAGACATGGCCAGCGTATTGAAACTTACGAACAGAAACGACATCATCGAACTCTATAATTCCGGGCTTGGCACTCACGCCATTGCAAAGCGCCTCGGCGAAAACGTGTCCGCTGTTCATGCCTACCTTGTCAGCGAAGGCATCTATAAGGGCTGGAGAGGCGCCAACGTTGATGAGCCGGCCATTATCTCTGGTTTTGGTCGCGGCGATAGCGTCAACGCTATGAGTAAATCCCAGGGTGTCAGCCGCAGTGTCATCAGCCGAATTCTCAAGAAACATAGTATCGAACCACGTGGGCGTTCCGACGCGGAGCGCATCAAGTGGGCCCGCATGGATACTGCCGCCAGAGCCCGGCAGGTAATCGCCGCCCATGCTGCTGCCCGCGGCAGGAAGTGCCCCGACAGCGAGCTTGCCGAACGAGCCAAGCATGCCGAGATCGCCGGCTACAAACGGGGTATGTTCGAGGCGGAATTTGCCTCCATCCTTGATTTTGCCTGCACGCCGCAAAAGGCTGTTGGCAAGTACAATATCGACATTGCCCTTGAAACGCCTCGCATCGCTGTGGAAATCCATTCCTACATTCCCGCCCGACGCCGAGTGATACAGATCACGCAGCGCACCAAAGACCTCTTCGATCTTGGCTGGCTCACGTTTTTCATTGTCTCCAGGGCACCCAGACGCGCCCTTGATGCCGATACCTGTCGAGATCAGTTGATCGGTTTCATTGATTTTGCCCGCAGCGACCCATCCCCGCGAGGTCAATATGGGATGATTCGGTGTAACGGAGATCGAGCGACCCTGCCCTGTTTTGATCTCAAAGGCATCCCCCGCATAGATGGCTTTTGATCCGGCGACAAAGCGCCCGCTGACTTTGGTCCCCGGCAAAAAGCAATTGATCACATTAGCTGCCGCAGCCGCCGGATCTCCGGGATACATAATCGGCCCTAGCGGGCTTTGGAACGGCTCCATCAAGCCGACCATGCCCAATTCCTCAGTTTCGGCATCGCCCTGGTTCATGCTGGGGATCGAGCGGTGCGAGTGTCTTGTTCGGCCGTCCTGGGTGTAGATCCATTTCCGGCCGATTTGGTCCTCGCGAATCAGCCCCTCTTGCACGGCCTGGACCCACATTTGGTGCTGTCCGATGGAGATAGCCCTGGCCGATTCGGTCCGGGCGATCATTTCGGCCCGGTATTTCAGGTATTTCTCCCGGTACCGCTCAACCATCCGGTCGATCTTTTCAGGCGACAGGGGGGCGCCATCGCCCGCCGCCCGCCGCACGGTAGGATCAAAGCGCCTATCCCTCAATTCCCGCTCCAGGGCGCCCAGATCGCCCTCCTCAAGCATCCTGCGGTAGTTGAGCACCGCCTGTTCCATTTTATCGGTCAGGCCGACCGCTTGGCGGACCTCCCTGGCTATCTCAAGCGGGTTCTGCCCATCAATAACGCCGGCCGCGATCGCCCTCTGGATTGCCAGCCGGGTCGATTGTGAGATGTCAACAATCTTGTCCATTTGCTGTGTCTGGATGGCTTGCACAACGGCCGGCGGCGTCACATCGAAACTGATATTCAAGCGAGTCGGGATAATGCTCGGGATTGCCGGTGTGATTGTCGTCCCGGAAAGCCCCAGCCCATCAAGGAGCAAGTTGCCGCTGGCATCGCCGGCCGCGATGAGCGCGGTACGGTAAGCCTGACTCAGGCCCGCCAGCCCATCAGCCCTGACGGCGGCGGTGACGATCTCCATGGCCTCGATCGACCGGTTTGCCGCAATAAGCTGCTCGATGTATTTCCAATCGACCCCGCTCTTGATCCGCGCGATCGCCTCCAGGAATGCCTTGGCAAGTTGCGGCTCGAATTTGGCCTGGATCTCCTGGATCAGGTTGGCCGGAGCGGCCTTGGAGATTATCATCCCTCAAGTGCCTGGCCTTCCGGCAGCGGCAGCCCGCCCTCGCGCCGCAGGTGGTTCTCCGTGTCCTCATCCGGGAAGATCATCATGCCGGAGCGGGAAAGCCGCTCAATGAAGGTGCCCAGCTCATCAAGGTTGACCGGGGCGATCGGGCCCGGTTTGAAGGCTGGCATGAGTCGGCGATCCAGCCCGTTGAAATCCCAGATATATGGGACGAGATGGCGATTTAGAATCTGGGCGTCCTGATCGTTGAATACCTCGATCGCCTTGAGAAATAGGTTCGTCTTGTTTTCCGCCATGGCAAAAGAACCAGCCGAATCCGAGCCGAGCATGAGGAAATCGGCAAGCACGGATCGGGCAATCGATCTCTGATACCGGTTGATCACGGCGCTGGTATCGATGGCCCTTTGCCCGCTGGCCGACAGTAGGGAAAGCGCGAATTGCTTGATATTAGTCGGTTTCCCTTCCCGGTCCTGGTATGTGTCCGAGGGGATAATAGCCCCGCCCTGCTCATTGAGGCGGACATCGCGGACGAGTTGCTTGTAAATCGCCAATGCGGCCACGTCGCCGGTATCCGTGCTTTTGATCAACTGCGAGGGCACCTCCATGACAGGGAGGCCGGCGAGCTCCCGCTCAATCCCCACGGACTCGTATCCTCGGATATGCTTGAGATAATACCAACTTTCATACGCACTGCGCAGGATGGACAAACCCTCCGGATTGTTCTTCGTCGCCGTCGTCCGGAACAGTAGAGACCGGTCAAAGGGAATCCTGAATTGCCCGGCCGTGGTCAGCGGCGATTGGATCATTGCCAGAATGTCACCCTCATCCGACAGATCCCAATGATCGAGCGAGTCTTGCGATCTGATAGCCAGTTTGCGAACCCCTATTTTCCCATCCGTGAATTTCGAAAGGCGTTCGGGCCTTTTCTGGTCTGGGCCGAGCCGCCTTTTCAAGATAACCTCGAACCACGCCCACCCGTAGACCATCGCCGTTCGGACCTCGGAAAGGAAATCCTGCCAAGTGATCTCCATATCGCCCATGATGGATTCAAGGAACTCAGCGGCCTCCATAGCCTCAGGGGTATCGTCGGCCGCCTCAACCTGCCAATCGCTCGTCCTGGTCAGCAGATCAATAGCAAATAGAATGGCCCCAATGGTATCATCGTTGTGGGACATCTCCTTGAATGTCCGCATCCCCCGGATGCCGGTTAGCTCCCTGAGAAATTCCTCGTTGATATAGCCAGAATAGACATTCAGCCCAGTGACACCGATCGGATTGAAGGCGTCTGTTTTCGGTTCCTTGGCCATTTATTTCTCGATCAAGATTGGGGCCGCAAAGCCCGTTTTTTGTGGAGTCCTGGTCAGCCTGTTGAAGGCCTCGGCGGAGGCGTCCCCGATATCCTTCCGCTTGCCATCCGGGAAAGTCGTGATCTCATCAAGATACTCGGCATTCCACGGACCTCTGAGCAGATAAACGTTCCCAGCCTCGACCTGGGCGGAAAATGGCAACGCCCGTGTCACTTTGTCGCCCGTCGCCGTCTTTGCAGATACCACGAAACCCGCCAAATGGGCAATCAAGTCGGCCGCCTGGACCTTTCCCGCGCTGCCCGGGTCCTGCGGCAAAGCGATCTCGCAATCATAGCCATCCCGCTCGGCCGTCACCTTGATCAGTTTCTTAACATCGAACGGCCCGGCCATCTCGGCCACCAGGTGGGCGACAAGGAATCCCCCGTCTGGCATCCGCCCGATCTTAACGCCGGCCGTCCTGGCCGCCCCTGCCGTTTCTGTGGCCGCCATATCCCAGCCGCGGCAGAATTCCGTCCCATCTGGTATGGCATCCATGAACTTGAAGTCGGCCAGCTTGAACAGGTTGCCCTCGCGTGGCGCCGGCCGCTGCTGGTTCTGGCCGGCGAACGGGCCCGAGCCCAAAGAGACTCGGTCGCTCTCGACAACCTCCCTTGGAAAGCGGGCCTCGAATAGCAGATCGCCATCGGCCGTCCTGGGGTCTTGATTGTAAACGGTCTTGACCGGCGCCAGTTTGACATATTCCACGCGGTTATCCGGCACCTGCTTCTCGGGGTCGTTCTCGCCCTCCTTGTACCAAATCTGCTTTCCCGAATCATACCGGGCCTCGATCGGCAAGCCGGCATCGAAATGCCGCGGCATGACGACGCTATAGCAGCGCCTGTCGGGTTCGAACTCCATCGGGAGCATCAAGTGCTCATAGCCAAGGTTCTTGGCCAAGGCGATCCCCGTGGGGT